GTACTGAAAAATTATCAGAGGCTAGTGATCAATTAAAAATTGAACTAACTAATTATCTTGAACAAATAAAGATGTTCACTGATTTTATTTGTATAAAAAATGGAATTGTAATTAATGTCGACGTTTCTCTGGATCTTGTTTTGGATAGATTTTATAAAAAGTTCGAAAATGAAATAAGAGTAAAAGTTGAGAGAAGGATCAATCAGTTTTTCGCTCTTGCTAAATGGGATTATCACCAAGATTTAAGAGATAACGACTTAACAAAAGTTCTGTCAGATCTAAAAGAAATCAAAAGAATAGATTTAACTTTTACAACAAACGATATAAACAATAGCGGCCACACTGTTACTACTAAGTTTTATGAGATTATAAGGCCAGATGTGATTGATATATCTTTTACATATGAATAGGAATTAAAGTGGCTGTTTTAACAATTAAAGACAATCCTACAATAACCGACACCATAGTTTTTGATATAGATACACCAGGTGTTGATGGTTGTTATCTGTCTGATCCTTATAAAGTAGAAAAAATAACAATTTACTTTGTTTCTAGAGATTTTAATAATGGAAATCTACAAAGCTATGAATCAGAGCAGTACGATTCGAATAGATCAAATATTGGTAAGGTTGTTGAGATTATCCAAAATTACAATAATACTACCGACACAGCAGTTCGAGTAAGCTTGGGCAGTAGAGACGGTCTTTATCTTGATTCGGAGTTGACTATATCTAGAAACGGACAACTAATTGGAAAGTCTAAAGTAATAAAAATTAAAGACAATAGTTCTTTATCAGTTTTGAATAAAGACATTCAAAGTGTTGTGTTACTTAACGACAGGGTTGAATTGTGTGGCATAAAAAGCAATAACAACACAAATAATTTTTATTACAAAGAGGCAGAGCCTATAGCTGTATTTGGAGGCGAAGATTATCCTGTTTGGTTTTCAGAAAATCCTGAGGACGATATTCTAGAGCATATAACAACAGATGAAAACAATAATACAATATATGGTAAATTTAAATTTACTTGGCAGCCTCAAGGAATGAGAGAAGGTGATTATTTTATTTGTTGGACTTGGGCACCACTTATAGCCGGAGAACTGCTTTCTTCCCATCAAAAATTTAGTTTAATGGGAGATACTCAAACCACAACAAGTATTCCAACACATTTTACAAATCCAAAAAAATATAAAACACTTCTAGATCGTTATTTGCCTGAAATGTTTAAGTCTTCTTTGGCTGAAAGCGATGTAACCCCAGATGTTCTGGACAGAATGAACTCATCTTTAAGCATGGGGTTTAATGTTTTAGAAAATTTAACCAATCAAATGGTTGACCTTTTAGACGCCAATTCGCTTCATGAGTTTTTAATACCATATTTATCAAATTTATTCGGTTTAAAACTAAAAACAAGCGATCCCACCCGATGGAGGGGCCAAATTAAGAGGGCGGTTCCTCTTTATAAGAAAAAAGGAACTAAAAACGGTTTATATGAAGCTCTTGATCATGGAGGAATAACTCTTCACAAGATTAATAGGTTGTGGCAGATAGTTTCTTCTTATACCTGGCAGGAATCCTTTTTTTGCGATGGAATAAATAATGAATTTATTTTAGCTAAAGCCGCCTTGCCAATAGATGTTTTAAATTTTGAATTGTGGTTAAGACCTAATAATGAATATGATTGGACACAGCTTGGGGATCAGTATATTAGTTTAACAACCATAGATGGAAAGTCCAGTATTACTTGGGTGGGAGATAATGTTTTAGTTAATCCAATACCTTTAATGGAAGGTGATGAAATAAGAATTCTTTATAGTTATAATGAAATTCCAAATAACACTATACAATCAATAGAAGACTATATTAGAACGCTTCCTTTAATGGATAAAAGAGACGAAAGAGAACAAACTTATCCTCTTAAAAACTGGAATGTTAGAGTGATATCAGAAGATGACCCAATGTTTCCGATAATAATACCAAGTAGAAACCCTTTTCACGAATGTTTGGTTTATGGAAAGATAAGAACAGAGTTTCCATATAGTGAAAACATATACCACATGGACGAATACAATGGCTGTTGTGTAGGTTCAACTTTGGTCGTTACTGAAAATGGAATCAAAAAAATAAAGGATATTAAAAATGATAAACTTATAATGACTGAATTTGGATTTAAAAAATTTGAGGAATTAAAAAGCCAAGGAGAAAGAGGAACCTTAAAAATAAAAACCAGTCTGGGGAAAGAGATTGTAGTTACACCCAATCACAAGTTTAGAATTATCAATGAACTTGGAGTAGAGTGGAAACAAGCAATCGATTTAGAGGAAAACGATTTCGTTTTATGCAAAAAAGGAAATTGTAATTCTATACCTAAGAATAAAGGAATGAATAAAGACTTGTGGTATCTTGCTGGACATCTTTATGGTGACGGTTGTATACATCAAAGAAAAAACTGGGTGAACTTTAGGTGGCTTGTTTCAGAGAAAGAACCCGAAATAAAGAGTTTCATACTTTTTGTATTAAAAAATAATAATGCAAAATATAACATATATTGTTTGACTAAAGAAAAACACCAGAGGCACACAAGTCTTAAATGCAATCAAGAATTGTATAGAATATCAACTTCTAACGCTCAATTGCCACTATTAAATGATATTCTGCCGGGATATGAGCCCAAAGGAAGATGGAAAAAATCACTTCCCGTTTCAATTTGGCAAAGTGGGGAAGAACAGATCTGCTCTTTTTTAAGAGGTCTTTTTGATACTGACGGGGGCATGCAAAAAAGACAGCCTCTTTTAACTACTAAGTGGAAAAATCTTGCTCAAGAAGTTCAGCACCTTTTGCTTAGCATAGGAATCATTTCTTCGGTCACAAGCTACAAAGTTTCTTGGAATGGTAAAAAAAATAAATACTTTAGAGTTAGAATTTTAGGCAAAAGCAGTAGAGAAATTTTTAAAGAAAAAATAGGATTCAATTCTTTTGCAAAAAAACAATCTTTAGATGAAGCAATTAAGCTAGAAGAAAAATCTATATTAGAGGCTGATAGGACCATCGTTCCATTCGGTAGTAGATTAATCAAATCAATTTTTCCCCGAAATAAAAGAATATCTAAAATAAAAACCAATCTAAGAACAAGAGAAGAAAAAAGAATAGTTGGTTTAATTTCAAGACTAAAACAAGGCTGCCAAAAAACCATTCCTGATAATGCTATGATTGATATTTATCAGAAGGCGAAAGAATTTGGACTACACAACGATGAATTTTTGTTTGTTAAAAACTATTTAGAAAATGATTGGTTTTTTGATAAGATTAAAAAAGTCTCTAAAGGAAGCTACCAAGAAGTTTTTGATCCCATTAATGTAAAAGACACTACTTCTTATATATCAAATGGTATAGTATCTCACAATTCTATACGTGATTCTAAAAATCCCTGTGATATAGACAAAGATTTTTTAGATCCCTGTTCCGCCTGTGTTAGTAGTAGTTACAACTTAGATCTTGAAGTCGAAGAAATATCCGATGATAAGATTCAAGAAGTAAAAGAAATAATACAAGAAAACGCCCCTTTTCACTCTGTATTACACACATTAAATCTTACTGGGGGATTTAATGAGTTTATCGAACCTCCTTCTGAAAATGTAGAAATGCTAGCGACTTACTCTGGTGGCGATTTTGTTGCTGCTGGACAGGCCCAGCCTTATTTTCACAGAATTATGAAAGATGTTGAAAATAAAGGAATACTAAGAGATCAACTAGCCAGTTCCACACTTGTTTATAGTAGTACAGGCACTGCTTACAACAATGAAATAACTTTATTTTGTCCGTCTACTGTTTTATCTAATGTTGGAGTAGACTCCTCTGGAAATTCTTTCGTAGAAATTAAAGCTCCATCGCCTTTAATGGCAGGAGAATACAATGTTGTTTCATCTGATGGACACACTGTTGCTTTTGTTGTGCCATCTGGAGAGCCTATAACAAATTGTTGTTCTTCAGAGCCTCCTCCCTACCCTAACTGCATAACCAACCCATCCGGGTATGAATGTTGTCCTCCTTATTCTCAGTATGACGATATACCAAGAAATTCAATTTTTTATTGTTCTCATTTAAACAATTGTTCTTTTACTTTTGACTTAAACAATATTGTAGAGCCAATTAACGGAACATTGTGCGATATTTATCAGGATAATATTTACAAAATTCAAGATTCTAATGAAGATTTTGCTTCTTTAGGAATAAAAACGCAAAAAGATGTTGATAGGGGAAATGCTGCTTACGCTTGGACTATTAATCTTCCTTCTTATAGCATAAATGACTACGTAATATTAGACGTAACTGCCGATGGTTCTATTTTAATCGGTCATGATTTTTCTTTGCCAAACAGCAACGCTTCTGGCGTTGTCTACTCTATCAAAGATAATGGAGATCCTATTATTCTTAATAATAATAATACTTCTTCAAATAACGGCTTCTTAAAAGTTACAAATAGAGGCAGGGTTAAAGCTTTAAGCCCAACTAGCCTGCCTGTGTCTAAATTGTTTTCTAAGAGAAGACCATGCTATCAAAAAATAAATTCAATTGAATACTTGGTAACTTTTACTGTTGATAATACAAACGACCAATATTACTTGGATGGGTATAATGGAGGAGATGTTGCTGGACTTACCGTGTATTTAAGAGAAAAACTTGTAAAAGAACAAATTGGCTATTTGAGTTTTAAGGGAATAAATCTTACTCTAGCCGGAAATTTAGAAAACATCCTAGGAATTCAAAATGGAGACAATTATCTTGGTGGGGATCCTTTAGAAAACAATTTATTTAAAGAAAATTTTATAATTTTTATTGATAATGTAATGTACTGGATGGCAGAAATTAATGGAAATTCTCCACCGGGAAATACTACTATTAATTTGTCGGGTCCTGGCCAATATTGGAAAACTCTGACTTTTGGAGGAACCCCGGTAAACGTTGAAATATACAGATATGATAAATTAGGCGACTCAATAGATGGACAAAACTTCGATCTGCCGCAGCATACTTTTCAGACAATTGATAGGAATGGTATGCCTGTAATAACCATAACGGAGCTATATAGTAATAACAACATAAGCATTATAAATTTATCAACAAATGAAACCGCCGAAGCAAAAGATTTTTCCAAAAAAGATGGGATAACTGATCATGTGGGACAAAAAGAAGAAATAACATTTCAGGTTGATTATAAAAACGGAGACGAAAAATGAATGAAGATATAAAAACATTAGGTTGTGTTTGTGGAATCATAGAATATTTCGATGGAAATAAAGTTCCTTTTGAGTTTAAAAACACAGTATTAAACAAAGGAAGAGAAGCTCTTGCTGCTTCTTTAGCTAATAATTTTACTGGGGAATATAATTTCTATATTTCTCGTATGGTGTTTGGTGATGGAGGAACATCGGGTG